TAGATAGTGCCATGGTGGCCGCAGATCAAGAAAGTGTAGAGTGCCGGCGTGCTCGAAGAGAAACACCACGCTATAGAGAGCTGGTACAGCAAGCCCGCGACTTGATAACCAATCTGGAACAACACATAACTTTTGCTAACCTGTTAGGTTGACCACTGGTACCTTTCTGTATATAATAAACATTATGGCTAAATCAAACGAAATTAAAAGACTAAACCCCAAGGGTGCTGAAACCAAATACGTAGGGCACGAGCCTGAGTGGCGTGTACAACCTACTGAAGAAAATCGCCTTAGCAGTTTGGCCAATGCTTTCCAATGGTACAACTATCACTATGGCAAACGTGATGCCAAAGAAATGCTATGTCAATATTTAGAGGTCAACCATCGCTCCAAGGACGCCCGACTCATGCGCGGTATTCCTGATAGTCAGATCCGTCTGACACCGGCCTGGGCCTGCAGAATGACCTTGATTGGATTGGAACTTACCGAACACGAACAGTGTATAATTGATGATCAAATTTTGTCCATGCTCAAAATAAAGCAAGAAGTTAAACGAGCACAAGAAGACATTAATGCTGATGCTGCTGTGGCCAAACTTACAATTCAAGATCACCTGCGTGAAAAAGTCTCCGAGTGTTGTGGCGAACTAGAAGGTATGTTCGATGACTTTATAGTGTCTGGTGCCAAAATGAGCGCCGACTTTAAACCTATTGCTCTAATGCGTGGTATGAATATCAGTCCTAACATGATTTCAACTGTGACTCGTGTGTGGGAATTACGCTTGGCCGAATTTAACGAAGTCCTAGTCGGTGAAGATGCCGACCTGGTTGAGGGTTACAGTCATCTTACAAAACTACAACTTCGTAATTGTGTCAAGTTTTGTGAAACGGTCATTAACGACTGTAACAGCTATGTACAGTTGAAAAAAGTAGAACGCAAGCCCCGTGCCAAGAAAGCAGTAAGTCCTGAAAAACTTACAAGAAAATTCAAGTTCCTCCGCGAGTTTGACGAGCTTAAACTCAAAAGTGAACCAGTTACACGACTGGTCAATGCCTCAGAAGCATGGCTATACGATACAGCCAAACGCCGGTTGATCCACGTGATGGCCGATAGTCATATTGGAACTTTTACAATCAAGGGTAGTGCAATTGTAGGATTTGATGCACAAACAACTGTACAAAAAACTCTAAGAAAACCGACCGAACAGATCCGAGCAGTTACAGGTGGTGGAAAACCAGCAGCTCGCAAAGCGTTTGCAGAAATCCGAGCAACTGAAACCAAGTTCAACGGTCGCGGCAGCGACAATCTGATCATACTGTGGGCTTGGTAAACTGCTAAATACTAGGAACAGGAGTTCCTATGGGCATTGAATCCGAAAACAGTTTAGACACACTCAAACAAGATCTATTCAAATATGTGCAGTACCAGCTTGGCGGCCAAATTGTTGATCTTGAGTTGGATGCCGAACACTTTGAAGCGGCCTACAGAAACACCATTGGCACCTATCGTCAGCGTGCAGAAAACGCCTACGAAGAAAGTTATACTTTTATGGAACTGGTCACCAATGTCAACATCTATACCTTGCCGCAAGAAGTGCAATCAGTCAGACAAATCTTCCGTAGAACATTTGGTGACTCGACTGGTCCATTTGCATCAAACTTTGACCCGTTTAGTCAGGCCAGTTTAAATGTTTACTTGATGAACTTTAATGTGGCCGGCGGGCTTGCTACCTACGATTTCTATAGTCAATATGTGGAACTAGCCGGTCGCATGTTTGGCGCTTACATGGTCTACACATTTAATCCAACTACCAAAAAGCTACAGCTCATGCGTGACCCCAAAGGCTCGGGCGAGAGCGTGTTGCTTTGGACATATAATTATAAACCTGAATTTAATCTCCTGACAGATCCGCAGATTACACAGTGGATCCGTAACTACATGGTAGGAAATTGCAAGCTGATCATTGGTGAAGCCCGTGAGAAATTTGGTACAATTGCAGGTCCACAAGGTGGAGGTACCTTAAATGGTACTGCTATGAAAGCCGAAGGCTTGTCCATTATGCAACAGGGTATCGAAGACCTGAAGAACTATGTTGACGCCTCGCAACCCTTGACCTGGGTAATTGGCTAAATATTATTATGAAATCCATACGCGAATACATCAATCTAATAGAATCTGCTCAAACTCCTGTAGAGGAAGCTAGACAAGGTCAGCTACCGTTAGCTACAGGAGCCTTAAAGGTTATTTTTGTAGATCCTGATATGGGTGCAAAAACGATAGGCAAAGCTGTCAGTCCAGAAGAAGCCAAAAAGATTATTAAGGCCAAATTTGATGAGATGTATGATACTGGTGATCGTTTAAGAAAAGTTGCACCAAATATTTTTGTTCTTGAACCAGATTATCAGAACACAGGCGAACGAGCTTCTTCAGACAACTACAAACATTTTTACCACTGGATTATTCAATAATATACTAAGGTAGCTTTCGAGCCGCATCTCTGGCTCGTTTTTTTGCACTAATAATTGCTCGAGTTTCTGCTGTTTGAACTCTTCCTTTTTGCCCATCGCTAATTTTTTGTTTATGTTCAGCAGTTAACACTCGACCCTTTAAGGTCTGGCTTCTTTTAAGATTTGACTCAGATGTTTGTTTTTTATTTTGATTATGTAGCCTGAGTTTATTTTTTGATTCTTCAGTCCAGATGCGTTCTTTATTTGATTTAATACAGGCTAGTCTTCTCTTTTCTGATGGCAATGTATTACTGCTTCCATCACCCCCATCTGTCATGTTTCGTAGTATTCCTGTGCCCAAATCTTTTCGACCATACCATCTTATTAATTGCCGCTCAATAGCCAGCGATCCAATATTTGTTAAATTGGATTCTACTATTATAATTCTATGTTTATCAGTAGGAACCCTAACATTATGGTCTTTTGCCCAAGCACGGTATCCTTTGCCCTTTCCGATATAATATGGAGTAAGATCTGATTTACGCAAATATGCGTAAACATAATAGTTAGGTGGATAAGTAGTCATGCTGATTGCTCCTTTTAAGCGTTAGAGTCGGTGGATATGTCCAGTATCGCGATCGACACCTTTATTTAGTTGACAAACACCGTTTTCTCTTGTATAATCATTAAATGGATTGCATGATTGATATCGAAGGATTGGCAACTGGGCCTGATGCAACTATCTTAACGATAGCTTGTCAAACCTTTGACCCGTTAGGCCAGGGGTATTATGATCATCAATACTACGTTCGAGTTACTTTGGAAAGCCAAGAAAATCGTGCTATTCAACAAGACACAATCAACTGGTGGGCCACCCAACCCGAAGGGCAAAAAGAAGCATTTATGGAAGAGGGCCGAGTCCCTCTAGATCAAGCTCTATCTAGTTTATATAAACTAGTATGGAAATGTAATCGTGTCTGGATGAATGGACCGACGTATGATGCAAATATTTTGGAACATGCCTATAAAAGTTATGGTATGGCATTGCCTTGGCAGTTTTACAAAATTAGAGATACCAGAACCATTTACAGTCTGTGGCCTGACTTGCCTAAACCTCCCACCAGCCACCATGCGCTTGAAGACTGCCGTCGGCAGATTGACATGCTACAGGCCACATTACGGCACCTAAATGTAACGGAAATTAGATGATTATTGGCATTTGTGGATTCCAAGGTTCGGGCAAAGATACCATCGCCGACTACCTACAAAACATTTACGGATTCAAACGCGATTCATTTGCTGCCACTTTGAAAGATGCTGTTGCGGCTGTGTTTGGATGGGATCGTGAGCTACTAGAAGGCCGCACTCGAGAATCTAGAGCTTGGCGTGAGACCGTGGATCCCTGGTGGTCCAATCGTTTAAACATGCCTAATCTAACTCCAAGGTTGGTGCTACAACGATGGGGTACCGAAGTTGCTCGCCGAGCCTGGCATGATGATACCTGGATTGCCAGTTTAGAAAACAAACTGAATCGAGCACACAACGATATTGTTATTACTGACGTTCGTTTTCCTAATGAAATAGCGGCAGTTCGCAATGCTGGCGGCATTGTAATCCGTGTGGTACGTGGCCCAGAACCTGATTGGTATGATATTGCGCTTGGTGCCAATACTGGAATTTTACCCGATCAAGAACTTTTAAAACAGCTGGGTATTCACCCTTCTGAAACTGCCTGGATCGGAACTCGCTTTGATGCTGTAGTTAACAACAACGCCGATGGACTGGACAATCTCTACCAACAGATCAAAAATCTGGTGCAAGATCTCCAGGGCGCCAGGGCAAGGTCGAACGCTTGACTTCCTCCACACAGTTTTGACACACAGTTTTTAAATTACGCACAACACAATTGTTCTGGTTGCCATCCACATGATATACCAGTAGCTGTGCTGAGTATTTGGCTCTAAACCCGCAACGATCACAGGCGGGTTTTTTCTTGTAACCAGCCACTTGCCAACGTGGTTCGGCCGGCTTGATTTTTTTACCTCTCCTAATACACCACTCACACAGACGGCGATACTGTATGCGGTCGCCTTTGTGGTAGGCCACAGCACGGAATCGTTGTTTACAGGATAAACACATGGGTCTCATAGTATTATTTAGTAGATTTTTGTGGCAAAACCTACTAAGTAGGGACCGTATATGCCATTCTTTTTGTCATAACCGATAAATATCTATATTAATAAAAAAGGATTTTGTTATGACCTTACTATCACCTGGTGTACAAGTCAGTATAATTGACCAAAGCAATTACACTCCAGCCGCTTCTGGCTCAATACCGTATTTCTTAATTGCCACAGCGCAGAACAAAGTTTCTGGAGCTGGTACCGGAGTTGCTCCTGGTACTTTGGCTGCCAATGCTAATCAGCTATATTTGATGACTAGCCAGCGAGATTTACTAAGCACCTATGGTGTTCCTTTCTTTTATAATACCACAGCAGGTACACCAATCAATGGATACGAGCTTAATGAATACGGCCTGTTGGCTGCCTACTCGGCACTAGGTGTAACAAATACAGCTTATGTGCAGCGAGTTGATATTGACTTGGCCGCCCTAACAGCCACTTTAAATCGTCCAGTTGGCGCTCCAGTCAACGGCACTTTCTGGTTTGACACCACAAATTCTAAGTTTGGAATTAATCAGTGGAATATTACAACCAGTGCATTTACCAATCAAGTGCCCACAGTAATCACAGATACTGTTTATTTGGAAACAGATACCACAGTACCGTTACAAAGTTATGGTAGCATTGGTAACTATGCAGTGGTTGCAACCTCGTTGACCAACCCAGTATACTACAAACGCGGCGGTCCTACCACTGCTCAAGCACCGGGTTGGCTACAAGAAAGTTATAGTGCTGACGAACTTTATAATACTTGGGTACTGGTTGGCAGCAACGAATGGAAAACATCCTGGGCTACAATCCAAGGAACCACAGCGCCAACTGCATTGACAGCTGGAAATTCATTCACAATCAATAATCAAACGATTACTGTAGCATCTGCTCCTAACAATACTGTACAATATTTGGTAAATCAAATCAACAGTGCATTAAACAGCTACGGCGTATACGCAGCCAATATTGGCGGTAGCCTAAATTTGTATGCAGACAGCACAGCCAGTGGTGACACACTTACAGTAACTGGTGCATCGGGCAACGGAACCACAGCTACTTTGACATTTGGCACACAGGCAGTGGCACCGTATATTGTTGGAGATTCAATTGCGATTTCTGGGTTGACCAGTACTGGTTCTGGCTACAACGGGACCTACACAGTAACAGCCTGTACTACAACATCTGTATCCTATGCTAGTACCTACACTGGTGCTTATGTGACCGGTGGTAGTATCACAGAAACCGTTGCCAACGGTGGGGTTATCTATATTACTAATACATCAGGTACTCCGTTAACCACTTTGGGTATCGCAACAGGTGAGTACTACGCCCCTCAATACAACTATGGTCCTAACTATGCAGCTCCTAAGTGGAGATCAAGTCAAACCATGCCAGCTCCAACTGGTTCGGTATTCCAACAGACTAACACAGTTAACTTGGGAACTACCTTAGTTGTTAAACGTTACAATGACACACTTGGCACTTATGTTCTACAGTCCTGCCCAGTTTACGACAACAATGCTTCTGCAATTTATGCGTTGGATCCTGTTAATGGTGGTCAAAGTATTCCAGCCGGAACTACCTACGCTGTAGTTGATCCTTATGCAAATTCAACAGCTGGATTCCAAATTTTAGAAAGACTTATTCCCGGATCCACAGTCATCACAGCAACAAATACTACTCCGACCTTTGTAACAGGATCGACTTTTACAATTTCTGCTACTGAACCCGAAGTTGGCACATATACTACACCGGTTACAGCTACTATTATAGGAACCACTTCTGCTGATTTTGTAGCCGCTGTGAGTGCTGCTGGTGTGCCAAATGTCAGCGCCTCAGTCAACGGCAGTGGTGCTATTGTGTTTACACATGCTACTGGCGGAGATATTATTCTAGTTGACGGCACGAACGATCCAATTGCTACAGCTGGATTTGAAGTATATACTGCACCCGGTAATGCCTACAGCATTGGCGTAACCTATGTAAATTTGACCAATCCTACTGCTGGATATCAGCTCAGTAACTGGGTTACTAGTCCAACGTTTACCTACATTGCCTATACTAATCCACCAGAAGTTAACCCTGCAAGTGGAACCTACTGGTACTATAGCGATGCTACTGTAGCTGATATCATGATCCAGTACAACGGTACCTGGGTGGGTTATCAAAACTGTACAAACGATGTACGTGGCTATAATCTAAGTCAGACCAATGCTACAGGTCCAATTTTCAGTGCCACAGCACCGACCACACAGACCAATACTGCACAAAGTCCATTGGTATTAGGCGACCTGTGGATTAATACTAGCGATTTGGAAAATTATCCAATTATATCTCGTTGGGAAAATGTCAATGGGCAAGATCAATGGGTACAGATCAGCAACTCCGATCAGTCCACAATCAATGGTATCTTGTTTGCTGATGCTCGTTGGGCAGGTAATGGTACAACCAATCCAGTTACTGATCCATTACCTGCAATTTCAGGTCCTGGCGGATTGATCACTAGTGATTACCTGGATCTTGATGCACCTAACCCATTACTGTATCCAGACGGTATGTTGTTGTGGAATACACGTCGTTCAGGATTCAATGTTAAGACATTTGAATACAACTATTTCAATGCTACCAGCTATCCGTTTCCAGATACCTTGCCGGATCAGACCAGTACTTGGGTAACAGCTAGTGGCCTACGTGTAGACGGCAGTCCAAACATGGGTCGTCAAGCACAAAGACACATTATTGTCAAGTCCTTAAAAGCTGGCATCGAAACCAACACACAAATTCTTGAAAACTCAACTCAATTCAATTTGATGGCTTGTCCTCAGTATCCAGAGCTAGCACCTGACATGGTTACAGTGAACGACAACCGCGGTGATACAGCATTTATCATTGCAGATACACCGTTGCGTCTAACACCAACAGAGGTAGTAACTTGGGCAACCGACAACAACGGTCTAGGAGTAATTACCGGCGACGGCAATTTGATTTCGGGTCAAGCCTATGCAGCTGCGTTTTATCCAAGTTGCCAAACCACAGATCTTACCGGCAATGTGGTAGCCACAGCACCAAGCCATATGATGGTTCGTACTATTATCCGCAGTGATGCGGTAAGCTATCCATGGTTTGCGCCAGCTGGCTTGCGACGTGGTGTAATCGATAATGCTTTGCAAATTGGATATGTTGATGCTACTACCGGCAAGTTTGTAACTACAACAGTGAACCAAGGTTTGCGAGATGTGCTATATCAAAATGATGTAAATCCAATTACCTTCATTCCAGGTTCTGGAATCACCAACTTTGGTAATCATACCCTACAAGGTCAAGCTACAGCACTAGATCGTATCAATGTGGCACGCCTGGTATGCTATCTAAGAGCTCAGTTGGAAGTAATCGGTAATCAGTACCTGTTTGAACCAAACGATACTATTACCCGTAAGGCCATTTCAAGACAGATCAGTTCGTTGTTGAATGCCTTGGTCAGTCAGCGCGGTGTTTATGACTATCTGGTAGTGTGTGATTTGACAAACAATACTCCTGCCACAATTGATGCTAACGAGTTGCATGTTGACATTGCAATTGAACCAGTTAAAGCTGTAGAGTTTATCTATATTCCATTGCGGATTCAAAACACTGGAACAATACAGGCACAAGGATCGGCATAATGATCACTGGGCCAACCCTTAAAATTGGCCCAGGCTCACAACCATAAATAAAGTATATTAGGAGATAACAAATGACATCAGCTTCATTGCTCAATATGAGTGTACCGGCAGCAGACAACAGCCAGCCTACCCAAGGCTTGTTGATGCCCAAGTTGCAGTATCGCTTTAGAGTTACATTTACAAATTTTGGAATTAATGCAGCCACTGGTCCAGTTACGCAACAGGTGATGGAATTTGCTCGTCCTAGTGTAACTTTCCAAAATATTGATCTTCCTATTTACAATAGTACAGTACGAATTGCTGGCAAACACGAATGGGCCGATATCACTTGTAAATTGCGTGATGATGCTGCTGGCACTGCTAGTAGTCTAGTTGCCGGACAATTACAGAAACAGTTGGACTTCCAAGAGCAAAGCAGTAGCGAAGCTGGTATTGATTACAAGTTTACCGCTCAATTTGATGTATTGGATGGCGGCAACGGCACCAATCAACCGCATGTTCTAGAAACCTGGTATATCTATGGTGCCTATCTACAAGGTGTAAACTACGATGCTGCTAATTATGGATCCAACGAAGTCATGACAATTACTATGACTATCCGCTATGACAATGCTGAGCAGGTACTTAGCAACGGTCTTGGAGTTGGCACAACCAGTACTGCTAGCGTTCCTGGTCAAGGTCAACAAGGTCAACCCGTCAGTACTGGCTAATAGTTAGCCCATGTCAATACAGTCATCATATCAGCCTTTCCCTCCAGGGCAAGGTTTGCGTGATTATACTCATGCCAACAAGACTTTTACTTCTGGCAATTATAATCTACTTCCTCGCAACAAGTTCCTATTCTATGTATATTTTAATGTAAACTTGAATATACCAGCTCTGGCCAACTTGTTTTCGGGCGGAAAATTGTCTCAGTTGGGTATCCTGGTCAAGACTGCACAGTTGCCCAGTTACGAAATTGAAGTTGATACCATGAATCAGTACAATAGAAAAAGACTGGTTCAGAAAAAAATCAATTACCAACCGTCGCAGATTGTGTTCCACGATGACAACAGTGATTTAATACGTAACATGTGGTATCAATACTATCAATACTACTACAG